TGGTTGTAATGAGAGACAAATTCAGTTAAATAAACTATTTACCTATAAAAAGATAAACTGTATCTCAGAAGATGATTATACTTACTTGAGTGATTTTGTGGATGGTAATACAAACAAGATAAACAATCAGCAGAAGATAAGACTGATTACTATACATAATAACATCTTCAATACCAATCAGAAAACCAATACAAGTTGCTCTCCTTGTATATCAGGAGTAGTAAATAAACTTAAAAAGTACTTGCAAGTTTATAAATAGTTTTGTAGTTTTGCTTTAAATAAAACATAATACATTATGAAGCGAACTAAAGAACAACGATTGACCAAGTTTTGGGAAAAGAAAATAAACCCTATCACAGGATGGGTTGATGATAAAAGGATGCAGAAGAATCCTAAATCTAAAAAAGCCAAGTTATGAAAGTAATATTTGATGCAGACAGTTTAATCTATGCCTCTTGTTTTAAGAGGAAAGATGATAGAGAGTCTTCGGATGATATATTTGAGACTGATGTCAATGTAGCTTTTGATAAGTTTGAGAATAGCTTTGGTAAGTTATTAGCTTTCTTAGAGGACTTGGTAGAGGTAGATGAGATTGTGTTCTGTAATGGCTCTAAGAATAACTTTAGAAAGGATATATCTCCTACATACAAACTAAACAGAACGCAGAAGAGACCAGAGATATTACCTCTACTTCACGATATGGTNAAACTTGAATACAATTCTGTTTATGGCGATGGGGTAGAGACAGATGATGTTGTAGCTACGTTATGGGCAGAAGAGGTAGAGAGGAATGGTGTTGACTCTGTAATCATAATGTCATTAGACAAAGACTATAAGCAATTCCCTTGTTGGTTTTATAACTACAACTACAAGAGTAGAGAGTTAATTAAAATATCAGAGCAAGAAGCAAACGAAAACTTCTACTATCAGATGATTATAGGCGATACTGCTGACAATATAAATTATTGCAAGGGGTATGGTAAGGCTTATGCTAAAAAGTTGTTTAAAGAGGCTAATAATAAGTATTCATTAGTCAATAGAACTTACAGGCTGTACAAAGAGATATACGGAGATGATGCTAAGTCTATGTTTAATGAAGCTAAATCACTACTAACACTTAAAACAGACTGTTATGCCAACATTAAGCGATGATGATAAGTATATTATAGAATTGTACTTCTCAAATTCAATAATAGAGATTCAAGAAGGTCTTCCTAAGTTCGTTTTAGAAGAGATTTTAGAGTATTACGAGGAACAGGAGTACTATTTGGCTTGTGCTGGTATAAAAAAGGCTTTAGATTGGCACGACACCAATACTTTTACTAAAACAATGATAGAAATAGATAAAATAAACGAAAACAAAGAATTAAATTAAAACAAACAATATGTTAGGATACAATAAAGAGAACGCAGACGAATTAGCAATAGATTTTCAAGAATTGACAAGAATAGAGTTAAATAGTGATTCAAGAGAGACAGAAATAATGATTACACGAACATTATTCTATAAAATACTAAAAGATTTGAACTTTATGAATGATAGGATGATTTCTGAATGGTTTGAGGAAAGAGGTGTTAATAAAGGTCGTTCTTCAATAACACACGCTCTATCTAAGATAGGTATTTACTATAAATCATATGCTTCATTTAGAAATAGGTATAATATTTACTTTAATGATAGGGCTGAAGAGTTTCTTACAATAGAGCAAGTAGAAAAGAAGCATTTAAAAGACGTTAAAGAGAATGTACATACAAATATACTAAATAAAGATAAAGATGCCTTAGACGTGCTTATAGATAGTATTCCAGAGGATAAAAGAGATGAAGTACGAGAAATTGTTAGTTTAAGAGTTAAATCTTGGAATTGGAAGAGTAAAGATAAATGTCAAATCATACAAGGAGAGTCTTCTTTAGAAGGTTATTGTTTTTAATAAATAAATTATATCAATTATGGGAATATTAATTATAGTACTTATAATAATAGTAATAAAAATAATAGTTACAATCAAAGAGAATTAATTATGAGAGGTACACAGCCACATTACGAGAACGGAAAAGATTACGACATCATAGATGTTATAAGAGATTACGAATTGAACTTCTGTAGAGGTAATATATTAAGTATATTGCAAGAGCAGGTAAGAAACACGATGAACTACTTGATTTAATTAAGGCTCAAGACTATTTGAATAGAGAGATAGAACTATTAAGAAGTAAAGATAGTATAGACAGGTAAATGTTAAAGAAATGTTAAAATTTGTTAAAAAGTATTGTTAATCTAAAAAAGTATTGTAGATTTGTATCATAATCAGGCAGATTGCCATAAAATAAATAATTATGTTACATTACAAAATTTACGACAACCAAAAGAAAACTGCACAAAAAGTGTTTAACTCAATTAGTCTCGGTAATAGGCGAATACACTTAGTCGCACCAACACAGTCAGGTAAGACAGGAACTATTATTCACTTAGCTAATATGCTTCCTAATGATAACTTTATCTTGACATCAGGAATGATGGATAACCATTTATTTAATCAGAATAGTTATATTGCAGAAGTAGCTGCTAATAATATTAGAGCTATAAAAATACATAACTTGCTTAAAGAACCTAATCCTAAGAAGATAGTTAAAGACCTTAACATAAAGTATATTGTTATTGACGAGAACCATTTTGGTATAGGTGAAGAGTCGAGATTAGATTTATTTATAAAAGACTTACATAACAACTGTCCTAACGTTGTTATAATATGGGTTGGAGCTACAGGTTACCAGTTAATAAACAGTAGTATTATTGATGACACTATACAGATGGATGTTCCAAGTAATTACTATGGTGTATCTGATATATTAGAATCAGGAAACCTTATAGATTCTAAGAACTTTGAATACCTATCTGAATTAGATTCTAAGATTAGAAAAAAAAATAAAGTAGATTATGGTGTTATTGTTAATGATGAGATGATGAATGTACTTAATCACTTAAAATCATTTAAGAATGGTTTAGGTATTCTTAGAGTTCGTTCAAGAGCCTCTGCAAGTGTTTTAAAGCGTAGTTTATCTAACAGATTTCCTTATGCTAAAGTTTTTGTTGCAGTATCAGGTAACGGAGGTTCATCTATATCAGAGTCAATAAAAGATGCTAAAATACTATGTAAGAATAAAAGAGTTATACTAATAGTATGTCAATCATTAAAAGCTGGTATCGACTTAGGTGATGCAAAAGAATACATTAGGTTTGTTGTAGAGACTTATAAAACTTGTGCATCTGTATCTCAAGGATTAGTAGGTAGAATATGTGGTTATCACAACAATACATCTTGTTTGTTTGTAGCAGACCCAGAGGCTGTAGCTTTACAAGCTGCTTATGAGAATGACCATAGGGTTGTTAATGAAGAATTTTTATCTAATTGTTTCTCTGAGAACTCAAAGAGATTAGGTACTAACTTTTTATTCAAGAGCAAATTTAACACCAAGAGTGAATATTATTATGGAGGTAATGCTTATAAGGTTAGTTCAATATTAGAACTTAAGAGTGAATGGTTTGCTGGTTATAATGACAAATACCTTGATAAGGTAGCTAAACTTATGGTTAAGATTAAAGATAGTGATGGTCAATATATTTTAAAGTCATCAGATTATCCTGAGAATATAGATAGAATAAATACAATACAAAGCGAGAAGTTTAAGCATAGAAAACAATTTGATTTTTATGTAGGTAAAATGAGTGATAGAATTAACTTTACATCTATATTCCATAGGTTTGCTAATACCTCAGAAGGTAGAAGAAGAGGTGGTTTAAAAGGTGGAGATTCTAATAAAGATTATGCTAAAGCAATAAAAGTTGGTGTTTTGTATGATAATGACGACAAAATGTTTTATATTGCAGTCAGAGATTTACAAACGACAAAGAGACAACTTAATTTGAATATTACTAATAAAACTATTTTTAACCTATTAAATGTATAATTATGAGATTTAAAGAGATTACAGTAGAACTAATAGAGCAGTACTTAGATGGGGTACTGCACGGAGACCAAGAGCATAGAGAATGGCTTACAGAAGCAACCTACGCATTCTTTGCAGAAGACAAGCCAGTACCTCCTCCAAGAGGCTCAGGAACTAAAGACAGGCTTTATAAAGAAATAGAAACACTTAGGTTAAGAATAAAACAATTAGAGCAATGAAAGAACAACTAAAAGATAAGATATTATCAATAAGACCAGAATATTCAACAGAAGGGTTTTCATCGAACCCACTTCCTAATGAGGTTTCTATCTATTACGAAGGAGAAGATTTTACAATAGACTTATTCCTTGACATCAATGAAGTGTTAAGGATAGAGATATTAGAAGGAGAAGATATTTATGACTTATCTGATGCAGATGTTACCTTTCTATGTGGTTACTTATCAGGTCTATTGGAGTACGAAATACAAATCACTAAGAACTATTACGAAGCAGAAAGAGGTCAGCAAGACAACTATTACTACTATAGCTAAAAAACAAAACAACAACACTTTAGTTATCATAATATGAGTAATTCACAAGAGATTAAGCCAACAGATGGTAGAAAAGGGAATAGTAGAAAGAAATCTATTCCCAAGCTACCTGTACCAGATAAAGAGAGGTCTAATAAACCTGCAATGAATACTGCTAAGAAGAATCGTAAGAAACAATATGCTAAAAAAGCTATTAAGAACGTATTTGGGAGCGAAGTAAACGCTTTTGAGAGTTTAGCTAAGAAAGCAGAAGAAGGTAGCTATAATCATATGAAATTACTTATGGATTTTGCTTATGGAGACGATAAAGAGACTGTTAGCAACAAAGTTCAAGCACCTGTGATTAATTTCTTTGGAGATAGTGTTGAAGGTAAGAAGATTAAGGAGAAGATTATAGACGTAACACCAAAAGATGAGTAAGATAGACATACACGAGAAATATATACCTATTTTCAAGAATGAGAGTAGGTATTTTGTTGTTACAGGAGGTAGGGGTAGTGGAAAATCGTTTGGAATCAATGTTTTCTTGCTAAATCTTACTTATGAGGTAGGACATAAGATATTATTCTCTCGTTATACGATGATTTCAGCACATACATCTATTATACCTGAATTTATTGAGAAAATTAACCTAATGGGTGTTCACGAAGACTTTAGGATAACTAAAGATGAGATTATGAACCTTAAAACAGGTAGTTCTATCATATTTAAGGGTATTAGAACATCATCTGGTAATCAAACTGCTGCTTTAAAGTCTTTGAATGGTATAACTACATTTGTAGTTGATGAAGCAGAGGAACTCGTAGATGAAAGTGTTTTTGATAAGATTGATTTCTCTATACGTTCACAAACTAAACAGAACAGAGTTATTCTTATACTGAATCCAACAACTAAAGAGCATTGGATATATCAGAGGTTCTTTCAGAACGAAAACGTATTGGCAGCCTCTAATATGGTTAAAGGAGACGTTACTTATGTTCATACAACTTACAAAGACAATAAGAAGAACTTATCTCAATCATTCTTAGGTAGGATATACGAAATGAAACGTAAGAGACCAGATAAATATCAGCACCAAATATTAGGAGGTTGGCTTGAGAAAGCAGAAGGTACTATTATAAGAAAATGGAGAGTTGGAGACTTTATTCCTACGGAACTTACTTGCTATGGTCAAGATTTTGGATTTTCAGCCGATTTAACGACACTTGTGAAGATTTCGGTAGATAAGAACGCAAGAAAGGTTTGGGTTAAGGAAATCTACGGAAAACCTAATCTAAACACATCTGAGATAGCAGGTATGAATAGACGAGAGTGTGGTATGGATTTATTATTTGTGATAATAGTGAGCCACGTTTAATATCAGAGATGAAAACATTAGGTCTTAACATAAAGCCTACAGTAAAGAAGAAAGGTAGTATATTATCAGGTATNGCNNTNATGCAGGATTATGAGATAATAGTAGATAGAGGCTCTCACGGAATAATAAGAGAGCTAAACAACTATGTATGGAAAGATAAGGGTGAAGCACCAATAGATAAGTTTAATCACTTTATAGATGCTATTAGGTATGGTATGATGTATTTAGTACAAGGAGTAAACTCTGGAGTTTATGTGATAAGGTAAAAATAAAATGTTTAATATGAAGGGGGTCAATTAATTTTGTCTCCCTTTTTTTGTTTAATATGATGGGGTAGAAAATAATTCTATGTTTAATATGAAGGGGAATGTTTAATATGATGGGGTAACCCTATGTTTAATATAATGGGGGTCGTTTAATATGATGGGGATAATTTTGTTATTTGGAACGCTTCTAAATAGCTTATTTAGATTGACAATAAATAGTAAATTTATTTGTGTATGTGAAAAAATTATTGTATTCGTGTGCGTG